GAGATGTCACTATCCGTTCTAACTACCTGGAGCTAAAATGTCCGAATGGGAAAAAGAAAACGAAGCCTTCCTGAACAAAATCGGGCAGGTTACTTCAGCACCAAAGCCAGCATCTACTAAGAAAGACGAGGAATAATCTCAATGGCTATATTTCTAAGTAATAACGTAGGCGTTAAGATTAACTCCGTTGATCTTTCTGACCATGTCACAGCACTTCAACTCAACCGTTCATTTGATGAACTCGAAGTAACAGCAATGGGCGATACTGCTCACAAGTTCGTAAAAGGCTTGGAAGCATCTTCTGTCACAATCGATTTCCTCAATGACACAGCATCAGCAAATGTTCTAGCAACACTTCAAGCTGCATGGGGAACAACAGTCACAGCAGTATTCCTACAGACAAAGGGAACAGCAGTATCTGCTACAAACCCTCTGTACACAGTTTCATTGCTAGTCAATAACACAACAGACATCAATGGTTCTGTTGGCGATATTGGTACACAATCAATCACATTTACTGCTAACTCAACAGTTGCAGTAGCCACAACAGGTACTTTCTAAAAACTAAACTAAGGGGCAAATCATGGCAAAGCTAAAAGTAACAAGGGCAGATGGATCAGTTGGCGAATACCCAATCACTCCATTGATTCAATACGGATTTGAGATTTACGCCAAGAAAGGCTTTCACAAGGCTATAGTCGAAGATTCTAAAATGAGCGACATCTTCTGGTTAGCCTGGGAATGTATCCGCCGTTCGGGTGAAACTGTTAAGCCGTTTGGAGAACAGTTCATTGAGACTTTAACTTTGGTTGAAGTTCTTGATGACAGTTTCCCGGCTTAGGGCGCGACTCGATCACCTATCTGATTGCTAAATTAAGTGTCAGACTCGGGATCGCGCCACAACAATTATTAGAGCTAGATGAAATAATGCTAAGGAACTTAATTAAGGTTCTTGAAGAGGATGCAAAGGAGATGAGAAATGCCAGTAAGCGTAAAGGGCGGCATTGAACTCCGTAAGGCATTGCTTAATTTTGCTCCAGAACTAGGCAAAGAAACTCAGAAAGAAATTGCCAGTTATCTTAAGCCAGTTGTAAAAGAAGCTAGAGGATTTATTCCCTCACAATCGCCTTTGAGTAATTGGGCTAGAGAAGGCGGCAAGTTCCCTGTGTTTAATGCGCCAATTATGAGGCGCGGCATTGGCTACAAGACAACACCATCAAAACCTAATCCCAGAGGATTTAGAGCATTAGCACAACTTCGCAACTTTTCAGGTGCTGGTGCAATATACGAAATAGCAGGCCGTAATGCACCAGGCACAAAGCCAAAATCTCGTCCTAATTTTGCTGAGTCCTTTCCTGCAATGACTGGCAAGGGTAGAGATCAAGGTCGCGCTCTTTATGATGCCTGGGAAAACGACAAAGGAAAAGCCACACTTGCGGTTGTTAGAGCGATTGAAAACGCTGGCAAGACTTTTAACAGAATGGTAGGCAATCGCTAGTGGCTAAAGTCGTTATAGATATTGCAGCCGAATACACAGGCAATAAGGCTTTCAAGCAGGCAGAGACAGCAACACAGAAGTTAGAGAAATCAGTTGCTAAGTTAGGCAAGCAACTTGCTGGAGTCTTTGCTGCTTCTAAGTTATACGCATTTGGTAAGGCATCTGTCAAAGCATTTGCAGCTGATGAAAAGGCTGCACGATCTTTAGCACTTGCTCTGGCCAATACTGGTAATGCCTTTGCAGACATCGAGGTTGAAAAGTTCATTGCAGACTTACAACGCACTACAGGCGTTCTCGATGACAATTTGAGGCCAGCCTTTAGGACACTTTTGACAGCCACAGGCAATGTTAGGAAGTCACAGGATGGCTTAGCCCTTGCTTTAGATATAGCAGCAGGTACAGGCAAAGACCTTGGCGCAGTCTCTATGGCCCTTTCAAAGGCTTATGGTGGGCAGACTACAGCCCTCAGCAGACTAGGTGCAGGCTTATCTAAAGCCACTCTCGCATCTGGCGATATGGATTTAATTACTGGAGAATTAACTAAAAAGTTTAAGGGTCAGGCATTAGCAGCAGCTGAAGGCTATTCAGGTCAAATAGATCGTTTAGCAGTTGCTTCTCAAAACGCCAAAGAAATTATTGGTAAAGACTTACTCGATGCCATGTCAATGATTGCAGGCAAAGATGGTATTGGTGGAGCAACCACAGCAATGGAAGGTTTTGCTACTCAGATTGGTAATGCCATCTATGGCATTGGAGTTCTTACAAAGTCAATAAATTCCTTGCCTGGTGCAGGATTTATTGCTGATATTTTAGCCGCTGGTGCATCAATTTCTCCATTCGGACTTCTTTCAAGATTAGGCGCATCAAAGAAACCTTCTGCTGGTCAAGCATCGCCAGGCGGAGCAGGCGCAGCCGCTGCTCGATTGAAGTATGAAAAAGAATATAATAAAACTCTTAAAACAAAGACTTCATTGGGCAAGATTGATAATGACAACACGACTAGAAAATTGGCTCTTACTGGAGATCAGTTAGCCCTTCTAGAATTAGAGAAGCAGTTTGATATTGAGCGTATTGGATTATTTGCAGCACTTAATCAAGCCACAGATGGCGAAACACAAATGCGCCTTCTATCTAAGATTGCTATCTATGACCAAAACGCAGCACTTGCAGGCATGATTGCAAAAACTAATTTAGCAAGTGATGCTTTCAGGAATGATTGCAAAGACTAATTTAGCAAGTGATGCTTTTACTGCTTTCAAAGATGCCATAGTTGCATCAATAAAAGCATTGATAGATAAAATTCAAGCACAAATTGATCTTCTTAATGGACAATTTGGCGGCGGTGCTCCAAAAATGCCACCACCTACTCCACCAATAGGAACCCCACCTACCCCACCACCTGGATATGGTAATGGTGGCCGTGATGACTGGCAATATGACAGAAGAATGGCATCTTCGCGTGGTGCTTCTACAAATGTAACTGTAAACATTGCAGGTTCATTAGTAGGACAAAGAGATTTACAAGATGCTGTAGTTGAAGCTGTAAACGCAGCAAGTTCAAGCGGAACTGGCCCAGGATTTAGCAGGATTTCTTAATGGCTCAACCAACATTAAAGATAATTCTGGACTGGGCTAATGAAGGCTCTGCTCCGGACACAGTAGATTTATCTGCTACGACAACGCAGACACAAATCAATCGTGGGCGAAACATCATCCAAGACTTATACGATGTAGGCACAGCCTCATTTCGTGTCATCGATCCAGATGGCAAGTGGAATCCTCAGAACACTAGCTCCCCTTATTATGGCAAGGTCACACCACTTCGCAGGGTGAGCATATCCGGAACTTGGCTTACTGTGGACTATCCACTATTTTCAGGCTACACAGTTACCTACAATTACACATACCCAACAGATCAAGAGTTTGGTTATGTAACTATCTATTGTGAAGATGCCTTTAGATTATTCAACATGGCTAACATCACCACAGTCACAGGCGGCGTAGCAGGTCAGACAACAAGTGCGCGTATTAGTTCAATTCTTGACCAGATTGGCTGGAGTGCTACCAAGCGCGACATAGATACTGGGCTAAGTACCTGTATTGCAGACCCGGGCACTACTCGAACAGCGTTAGAGGCTTTGCGTACTGTGGAGTTCACAGAAGGCTTAGGCGCGTTCTATATGGCAGCCGATGGAGATGCAACATTTAGGAATCGTCAAAATACAATTATTGGTTACGCTCCAAGAAGTACATCTACTAACTGGATTAAAAATCCATCCTTTGATCAAAGCACAACAACTTGGACTCCATTTAATGCTAACTACACCATAGCAAAAGATGATACTAACGCTTACATGGGAACTTCATCATGTCTTATTACTTGTCTATCCACCAGTGGTAATAATTCTGGAGCAATATCTGTTCGTATAGGTACAAGCGGTAGAGTTGCGGTTACTGGTGGAGATGTTCTAAATTTGTCAGCATACTTTAAGACAATAACTGGCAGTCGATCTATGGGTGTTTGCCTTTTATATTATGGAAGCCTTACAACAGCAACTCAAATAGGTTCTACTGTTTTATCAACTGCTATTACAGCATCATCATCGTGGCAAAAAGCAAGTTTAACTACAACTGTGCCTAGTGGTGTAGGAATAACTTATGCCGCTATTGGTTTAATTCATCGAACAACTGGTTCTATTGGAGACTCATTTTGTGCAGATGCAGTTATGTTAGAAATTAACGCCACTACTTTATCTGCCTATCCTTTTGATGGTTCTGTGTCTAATTTTCCAACAAATTATTCTGCTAACCTCTTATGGACTGGAACGCAATATGAAAGCGCATCTACAGCTTCTTATCTAACCTATCCAAATCCTGTAACCTTTGGTCAGACTCCACCACAGATTACATATCAAAACATTGCTTTTGCCTTCGATGACAAGCTACTAGTCAATCAGGCAACCTTTGCTAAAATTGGTGGCACTCCACAGACAAACACAGATGCCACATCTGTCACAAAGTATTTCGTTCACTCAATAAACAAGAGTGACCTGTTAATGGAAACCGATGCTTTGGCTCTGGACTTGGCTAGGGCTTATGTAGCAGGCAGACAAGACACAATGATCCGTATTGAAAATCTAGCCTTGGAACTTAACTCAGTTACCAGTTCAGCTGATGTTATTTCAATCATTGATCTTGATTACTTTGACAAGGTTATTGTCAGCAATAATCAGCCTGGTGGCTCAAACATTACCCAGACACTATTTGTTCAAGGCTTGTCTCACGACATAACACCTAATCGATGGGTTACAACAATCCAGACTTATGAAAGTTTGCTTGATGGCTTGATTTTGAATGACAGCGTAAAGGGCACTTTAGACTACAATGTACTCGGATACTAGGAGATAAACATGGCCATACCTTTAGGATTTAAGGACTTTCAGGCAGGTGCGGTGCTTACGGCTGCTGATACTAATGGCTACCTTGCCTCACAAGCTAACATGGTATTTGCCACATCAGCAGCTAGAGATGCCGCAATTACTGCCCCACAAGAAGGCATGGTGGCCTATCTTAAAGATGTTGATGGCGTATTTATCTATAGTGGTTCAGCTTGGATACAAGATTCAGGCATTGCCGCTTACACAGCATTTACTCCAACGCTATCGGGATGGACTCAGGGCAATGGAACATTTATTGCCTATTATAGAGTCTTTGGCAAGACTGTTCATTACTATGGCCGTTTTACTTTTGGATCAACAAGTGCAGTAGGTGGCGCAAGTACTAACTTCACAGTCACACTTCCAGCGACAAGCACTTTTGGCGTTGAATCTATACAAGCTGGTGTTGGTCAGTTCAGAAAAGTAAGCACAGGATTGAACATTATAGGTCAAACTGCAAACTCCAGTACAACCACTATGATAGTTACATGGGCTGAAAACCCAGGCAGTACAACTTATGTAGCACGCCAAGTTTGGAACACCACTGCCACTTTGCCATTTACTTTTGCTTCTGGTGATTTTGTATCTTGGGATGTTGTCTATGAAAGGGCATAATAAATGAAAACATGGAACTATTTACTTCCTGATGAAACATCTGAGATTTCAGATGAGTGGGTATGGGAACGCTTGCGTTATCGTCGTAACATTTTGCTGGGTGCTTGTGACATGAAAATGGTCAGCGATGCACCTTGGGATTTAGCACCTTGGTTTACCTATCGTCAAGCTCTCAGAGATTTGCCAGCAAATGTAAAAGACCCACGCAATGTGAAATGGCCTGTGTCTCCAGATGGTTACAAAGTGCCAAAGTATGTTGAACCATTGCCAGTCATTGAAGAAGAAGTTATTGAAGAAGAAGTTATTGAAGAACACGCGTCCATATATGAAGTAGTTGAAGATGAAGCCGATTCTCTGTAAAGCAGGGCAACAACTTCGAGAGATGATCGATGACAGTTATCACGAACGCGATAGAAAGTCTGATGGTTGGATAGGCGATGCCGCACACTCCAATCGTCCAAGTGATCACAATCCCGATAAGGCTAACGGAATCGTCAGGGCTATTGATGTGGATAAGAATCTCGACTCACGGCCCAGCACAGGTGCTTATCTTGCCGACCAAATACGCCTATGTGCCAAGGCAGGAGATAAGCGGATCAGTTATGTCATCTATGCAGGAAAAATCGCATCAAGTAAGAAGTCTTGGAGTTGGCGTACTTATGATGGGATTAACCGCCACGATCATCACATCCATATTTCATTTACTAAAGAAGGCGACCAGAACGGTAGCTGGTTTGAAATCCCGATGCTAGGAGCAGATAGATGAATATGAAGAACCCATTGATACTTACAGCTGGTGCTTTCTTATCAGCTTGGGCTGCAAGTAACTTCGATGCAGATTACCGAGCAATCCTTTGGGCAGTTCTAGCAGGCGTATTTGGATACGCAACTCCGAAGAAATGAATCAGCAAGATTTCTTCACGCTATACATAGCGACAGTTTCCATCATTGGTGGATTATCCGGATATGTCATCACGCATTTATTGGGTGAAATTAAACGACTCAATTCGCGTGTCGATGAAATCTATAACATTCTTCTAGAGCGATAATTTCGTCATGGCTAGAAAAGCAACTAAAAAGCTAGTTGATGAAGGTTATTCTAAACTCGATGCTTATACGATTGGGTTAAACGAATACTACAAAAGCCTTCGCAGAGCAGGATTTAGCGTTGAAAATTCTTTGGCCATAATTATAGAAAAGAGCAGTTTTCCAGACTGGATTCTGCCTACTCCCATAAATCCAAACATTCCTGAACCTGACTGGTATGACGATGAGGATGAATGAAACGAACTATTGTCTGGCCCGACCTGCAATGTCCATATGAAGATCAACACCTTATACGAAATTTCGAACTATTTGCAAAAGCGTTTAAGCACGATTCTGTCGTTACTATTGGAGATGAAATCGATCTCCCACAAATATCCAGATGGACTGAAAACACTCCCGGCTGGTACGAACAAACACTAGCTGACGATAGAGACCATACTGTTGACGTACTTTGGCGTTTGACTCAGTATGCCAAGGAAGCCCATGCGGTAAGGTCAAATCACACTGATCGCCTGTACAACGTGATCATGAAGAAAATCCCAGCATTCCTATCATTGCCTGAATTGCGCTTTGAGAAGTTTATGAAGCTTGATGAACTAGGCATCCAGTTCCACAAAGAGGCTTATCCCATTGCTAAAGGCTGGATAGCTGTTCATGGTGACTTGGGTGGGCTAAATCCTAATCCCGGAATGAGCGCGTTAAACCAAGCGAAAAAGGCAGGTGTTTCAACAATTATGGGTCACACGCATCGTGCCGGTAGGAGTGCCGTTTCTGAGGCCTACAACGGCTCTGTGAGGCGCGTACTCCACGGAGTTGAAGTCGGACACGCAATGAATGTCAAGGCCGCCAAATACGTTTCTATGCCGAATTGGCAACAGGCCTTCGCCATTGTCACCGAGATAGGCAAGAATGTCCAAGTGGACTTAATCTATGTTGAAAAGGACGGTACTTTCATTGTGTCAGGTAAGAGATACGGACGCGCTCGGTAACGACATTCTCAGGGACATCGATGACATGATGGACGAATCAGATCGTTTACCTAATGTTCATCTTCAAATCCATCATGAATGCCAGTAGCTGTGTCACACTCATCCTGTAAGCAAGGGCTGCTTACATGAAAGGGCAAAATGAACTCATTACAAATCATCGGGTTGCTAGGTGTTTTTCTAGTGACTAATTTCATCTGGTACTGGACTGGCCACAAAGATGGCATCCGCGAAGGTTATACACGCGGTCGTTCAATCTCTCGCCAAGAATTCTGGAAAGAATAAATGAAGGCGACTGAGGCACTTATAAATGCAATCGACATCATGCAAGATCGTGGTCGTATCTACGGACATCCAAGAATCAATCAAAGTCGGATTGCTGCAAGGCTATCCAATCTATTTGATTGTGAAATCACAGCATCTCAAGCTGCACTTGCAATGGTCGAAGTCAAACTTGCAAGAATCCAAGAGTCACCGAGTCATGTTGACTCCTACCTCGATCTAATCGCATACGCCAGTATTGCGCTTCAACTACAAACGGAAGAAGACGAGTTCTATGTTTAATCTCGATGAGTACACCACAGTTAAAGAGCGCATTAAATTATTCTGGGAAAAGTATCAAGACGGCGCGATTGTCACAGAAATCTTGGATTGGAGCGATACTCGATTCATTGTCAAAACATCTTTGTATCGTCTTTGGACAGATGAAAAGCCATTCTCAACCGGTCATGCGAAAGAGGAAGTTTCAGAGCGTGGCGTAAACAGGGACTTTGCTTTGGAAAACTGCGAGACTTCCAGCGTTGGAGTAGCCATGAAGAATGCAAACATAGGCACAGACAAACATGGCCCTAGTCGTGAAGAAATGATTAAGGTTACAAAATCAAAGATGGCTACTCCAAAGGAATACATTCCAGTTGAAAAGGAAGATGATCCTTGGACAATCAAGGCAGTTGAAATGCCAGCAACTTCAGCCGAAGCAGTAGCAATAGTCAAAGACATTATAGGTGGCACTACTGACAAAGACATTCCACGATGCGAACATGGTGAGATGGTTTGGAAGACTGGTCAGACTAAACAGGGTAAGGCTTGGGGTCACTTCAAGTGTGTTGGTGCAGCTACCGGAGCGATGCTTCGATGCGACAAAGCAAACGATGTGATCTGGTATGAAATCAGTCCAGAAGGCAACTGGAGACCACAGAAGGCGAAGGCATAATTATGGGTGAAATGGTAATCTTTGATGATGAGTCAGCCACAGTCATGGGCGGAGAGTTCGAAGAACCGCAGACTATTGTTATCTATTGCGATCTTTGCAATGAACCTTTGGCTATTACTCCAGAATCTAATGACCAGGTATTCCTAACCTGTTTAAGATGCCACGCAGTTAATGCCATCACAACACCGCAAGCATAGAGGGTTTGCTACTGAGCGACTGGTTGCCGACTATTTGAGGGAGTGGTGGCCATACGCTACGGTAGGACGAGGGGCTGATCCGTCAGGTGACATCTTGAACATCTCTGGAGTTGATCTAGAAGTCAAGGCAGTCACTAAATTCCAGCCTCTCGCGTGGTTACGCCAAAGCAGAGCTAGGACGATAAAGAATGGGAATCTTGGGGTTATCGTCCTGAGATGTAACGGACAAGGCTTAAATGTGTCTGAGTATGCGGCACTTTTACCGTTCTCTGCTTTGGTGGAACTATTGCGTAAAGCAGGTTATGAGAAGCTTCCAAGTGACATCGATTGGGAGAAAACACTAATCAGATGTGATGATTGTGGTAATTGGAAAATCAAATGGTGGGAGTGCAAAGCCTGTGGGAAAGAAGAAGCCGATAATGCCGATCTATGAATATCGTTGTCCATTATGCAATACCCAGATGGAGTTAGAGTTATCTATGGATCATGATTTAGTTCGATGCACAGATTGTGGTGCTCAGGCTAATCGCATCTATTCAGTTCCGGGCTTAGTCTTCAAAGGGAAAGGATTCTATTCAACAGATAAATAATATGTGATGCAATTCACATTCCATATAATGAGATTAGTTAGGAAGCCATGCTTAATAAATTTGACTTACTCGGTACACTCAGAGGGCTAGAGCCCTTCAGGGGCTCAGAGCGAGCCGCTCAGCGGATAGCTCGCTCGGTAGCCATCGTTATCGGGATAACTATGTTTGCACCTATGGCACCGGCAAACACAGGCTCAATAGATCAATACATTTACAATCCTAAGAAATACATCAATTCAACAATGACTAAAGATGAAGCTCGATGTCTTAGATTACTTATAGGTAAAGAATCTGCATGGAATTACAAAGCAGTAGGTAATATCAATGGAACTCATCAAGTCTATGGATTATTACAGATTAAGAATCCAATGGAATCCAATGGCTAAAGACATGAATCCAATGCAACAAATACAGCTACACATGAGATACTTACAGCATAGGTATGAAGGTTCAGCTTGTAATGCCTGGAATCATTGGAAGCTTAAAGGATGGCATTAAACCAAGAGCAGATAGATTTCATTAAACAATATGCTCATTGTGGTGCTAAGTCCATAGCAGAAGCACTAGGGATTAAGTACAGCACAGTAGTGAATGTGGCTCATAGACATCGTATAAGTCTAAAGACTGAGCAACAAAAGGGTAGGCCTATGGCTATCCATGTTATGCAAACACCAGAGACAACAGAAAATGTATGTGCTAATCACCCTATAATAGAAGCGATACGCCATCAGATATGGCTGAATAGAGAGTTCATGGGTAAGCAAGTATTGTGGTCAGCTGAATGGAAGAAGCAGCGACTTCGCGTATTGAAGCGTGATGGGTATGTGTGTGCTTACTGCGGACAGGATGCAACAGAGGTAGATCACATCATTGCAAGAGCCAAGGGCGGTGGGCATGACTTGGACAATCTAGTTGCATGTTGCAAGAGATGTAATGGACTTAAAGGTGCGATGTCAGAAGGCAGTTTTCTAGCACAGAAAGTTGACCCCCATGTTCTTATGGGCAATATCTCCCCAACACAGTCCAAGCCACCCCAGACCAGTCCATTTAAGATTCTAAACAAACCGAGCCAATGACGAATAAACCCAGAAAGTCCAAAGCCTTACTTGGGGCAACTAAACCAAGGCTATTTACGCCACTTCTTAAAGGCGAAAATAAACTACAAGATGTCAAAGATTTATGTGAGATTGTAAAGATACCTTTATTGCCTTGGCAGGAGTTTGTGCTTAAAGATATGCTTACAACAGGCAAAGATGGACTGTGGGTTCGCAAAACAAATTTACTTTTGATTGCTAGGCAGAATGGCAAGACTCATTTAGCTCGAATGTTGATTCTGGCTCATTTAGTTAAGTGGAATACCAATGTGCTTATGATGTCATCCAACAGAGCCATGGCTTTAGATACTTTTCGTCAAGTGGCGATGTTACTTGAAGGCAATGACCATTTGAAGGGCTTTGTCAAACAAATTAGATACGCAAATGGTACTGAGTCTATTGAGATGTTATCTGGAGCACGATTAGATGTTGTAGCAGCTACTCGCGATGGATCGCGTGGTCGCTCAGTCAATGGATTGTTATTTATCGATGAAGTCCGAGAGATTAGCGAAGAAGGATTTCGAGCAGCAACCCCAACAACTCGCGCCCATCCAACTTCTCACACACTTTTAACATCCAATGCCGGTGATGCCTTCTCTGTGGTGCTCAATGACCTTAGAGAACGCGCTTTAAGTTATCCACCAAAGAGTTATGGCTTTTATGAGTACTCCGCGCCTCAGTATTGCAAAATTGATGACAAAGCAGCATGGGCTATGGCTAACCCTTCAATGGGCTACACAATCACAGCTGATGCCATTGAAGAATCTATTGCTACTTCTCCGATTGAAACTACAAGGACAGAAACCCTTTGCCAATGGATAGATTCTTTATCAAGTCCTTGGCCTCATGGAATCCTTGAAGCGACCAGCGATGCAGATTTAATTATGAATCCTGGGTCATTGACCATGTTCGCCTTTGATGTAAGTCCAACTCGAAGAAATGCAAGTTTAGTGGCCGGTCAAATACTTCCAGATGGCAGAATTGGCTTTGGAATTGTGGATCAATGGGAATCGCAAGTTGCAGTTGATGATTTGAAGATTGCCGCTGAAATAAAGGGCTACGCAGACATTTACAAGCCAAGATTAGTGTGCTACGACAAATACACCACTCAAAGCATTGCAGATCGATTATCTAATGCTGGAGTTATAGTCGAAGATGTTTCAGGTCAGAAGTTTTACCAAGCCTGTGGCGATTTGCTCGATGCCCTAGTCAATCATCGTGTAGTCCACTCTGGACAAGCTGAACTCATTGCTCAGTTCAATAATTGTGCAGCTAAAGTCAATGACACAGCCTGGAGAATTGTTAAACGCAAATCTGCTGGGGATGTATCTGCTCCCATTGGAATTGCAATGGTGGTATCCAAACTATCCCAACCACAATCCACGCCACAAATTTACAGTTAGACACAAACACCCTAAATTGTCAAGAATTAGACAAAGTATGATAAGATGTCTAAATGGGTCGCATATTGCAAACTTTCGGGCTACAACCTAAACCTTTACTCGAAGCGCAATATGCACCACAAGTTATGGGCGAGAATATGCCCAGTCTCTACAACGC